CCAGGCGACAGCCCTGTCGTGACCTGGCGTCACAGCTGTCGTACTAACTATACTTACTAACTATACTCATTAACTAGAGATTAATCTCTTTCTATAGGTATAGGAAATATCATTTAGGATTAAGGTATAGGATAATATTAAGAGCTAGTAAAAGGAGAATTGTCAAACATCTTTAATTCAAAATTCCAAACATTCCACTGGTCTTGTCTTGAAATATAATTGTTCTTTCCAGATTTTGTTCCTCTTGGTATAAAACGATGTATTTCTTGAAACTCCTCATAATCTAAAAAGCCTTTCAAGTAAGCAGAACTAGGTTCCTTGGAGGTCTTGTGGTCGTATACAATACTTATAAAAGCATACTTTTCTGGTTTCTGATGCTTACTAAAGCTACTTACTGTTGATTCATACTCTTTCAACGGTTTTTTGCCTTTATTTTGTCTTTGAGCTTTAACTTCTACTTTGATACCTTTAATTTTCAAGTCATAGTGAAATTTATCACTACCTTCAGAACTAACTAGCTTTGATTTTGTATAAGAAGCCAAAGCTTCTTCTGCTAAGAAACCATCAAAACGACCCTTTTGTTTGAGTATAGAGTTATCAAAAGGTTTAAGCTCTTCATGTCTTTTCCTAGCCCTATCTATCATTTCTTGAGTTAAGGGAAGTTCTATCATAATTCGGGTTTGTAGTTCAAAGGATTATCAATAGGGTTCCAATCAGCAGTTCTTTTTCTTAAATATAAGAATTCATCTAAAGCACTTGTGTCATGTATGTCATTTTCTAACTCTTTCCAAGTGAATTGTTTCACGACACTTCGAAACCACACATCCATCCTGCTAAAAGAAACGGGAACACCTTCTGAAACATAATCTTTGTTATTACCTTTTTTCTTTACTAGGCCTAATTCATTACGTAGGTTGTGAATAGCTTCAAACTCTGGCTTAAAAGCTTTAGATTGTGCAAAAAGTATACCCATAGGATTAATCCAAAAGATATATTTATTAGCTTTAGTTAGATTATCATCTAGGGCCCAACCAACTTTTTCCCAAAAGGGACTTCCTTCATGGTTTTTTTGATAAGTTTCAATAAAACAGTTAGGATAAGTTTCGACTTTTAACTGAACTGGTTGAATTTTGTCGTTTTCTCCAACTAAATAACCATCAATACCATCTAAATCAGTATCATCGTCAACATCACTATCGTAGTAATCAAAATTTTTAGATTTAGCTTTGACTACCTCTTTAAAAACTTTCACACCTAATGCTTCTATTTCTTTAGTCTCGTCCCAGCTGTGTATTTTATCCACCATTTTTCATCGTTTCTATAGAGTAAAGTATTCTATCTTGAATACCACTGAGTTCTTCTGCAAACAATTTCAATACTGCTTCTCTATCAGCAACTATTTCATACAGATGGTCTAGAGCACTATATTCTCCATCTTCTCCACCTTCGTAGTAATATCCATAATTATCAACTAAATTATTGATACTAGCTTTTCGGGCTGTACCCCAAGCTTGTATTGTTTCATCTATATATTTATCAATAGTTTTTGTATTGATAAAAGTTTTTGTTATTTCTTCGTTTTCGGTCATTCTATACCTCCTCTTTTGTATTGTATAACGTTAATCCGAAGTCATAGTATAAAAACTATGTAAGACAGATTTTCTTTATAAAGCATTATAAGGGCTAGGTAGGACCGAAAAGACAAAAATGGGGTAAAAATAAAAATTTTTTTTTCTTCTGTAAGGATGAGGTTGATATAATGAATTATACGTACGGAGCATTAAGGGGGCGTTTTGTAATGGCCCCCTTTTGCTTATCTTAAATTAGAACGGTGCCTCATCATCTGGGATGTAAGTTTCTTTAACTATGTCTAAAAGATTTCTTTCTGTAGCCATAAATTTACCAACAGCGTTTGTTAGTGAATTTTCAGCATTATGAATTTTGTTATCAATCTCTTTCATAGCTATTTTGAACTCTTCCTCCATAAAATCAAAATGCATATAGAGTTCCTCAACATCTTGTCGTGATTCATACAATTGTGCTAAATCAGATTCAAGAACATTTTTTGCACGGTTAGGAATTTCTTCTAAGTGCTTTTTGAATATTTCTCTTTTCTGAAGTAAATCAGTAAGGTCGTTTATTCTTGTCCAAACAATTTCTTGTTCTATATTTCTATTTTTTGGTTTTTTTCGCATCTCTGCTCCTAATGTTGTAACTACAAGGTTATGTAGTTTGTTATGCTGCATCTCCACCATTAGCAACAATTTCATTATATGGTAAAGGTACGACAGAAAACAAATTTCGAGCATTTTTTTCTTTTTTAATGAAACTTGACACACAAGACCTTTTACCTTACTATAGATAATAAGCAATCAAAAAGTATATGACATTGGAGGTCAAGATGCAAAACAGAGCACAGCGTAGAGCTGCGAAATCTAAGAAGAAAAGACAATATCGAGGCTTGAGTAAAAAACAAGTATTGATACCAGGCTCGGAGTTTTAATGAAATCTTTATGGTTTCTAGTAGCTTCATTACTAGATGGTGGTTGGCACCTATCTAAATTTGATAAGAACACAATGCAAGGAACTTTTCCTTATGGTGTTTTATTTGAAGAAGATAAAGTAGCTTACCATTTTAGATTTCAATGGGTACAAGAACTTATGTTTAGAACTGGAAAGTTGTTAAATGTTGGAGTTAGAGGTCAATCAATTGTTTACTCTAATAAAGTCTGGAGAGCTTGGAAGTTAAAGCATAATATATTTTATTTCTTTCATTACAAGTACGATAGGCCATATGGTGTTGGTATAGGTGTGGATTTACCATATCGTTATACCTTCAAACAAAAAAATCCTAAGAAGGAGACATATGCCTAACTATCCGACGATATTTAAACACTATGAAACCAAGTCAAAGAAGTGGGCTTGGTTCGAGTGTGCAATGTGTGATACTAAGTTTATGGAAGAGTACCAAACAGAAGAAGAAATGTGGGATATAGATACTTGTGCAAAATGCAATCCCGAATATCAAGCAATGTTAAAAGAGAAAGGTTACTAATGGCTAAAGGTTATTTTTATTTTATTGTTCTAGCAATAGCAGTAAAACTAGTAGGAGGATTCTAATGAGCGTTAGAAAATTTGAGGTAGGCTTTGACGGGTATGTCACTGTTTTTGCATCAAGCTACGGTAAAGCAAAAGAAATGGTAGAAAAAGATTTGAAAACACTGCATCCTAAGTATCATGCAGAATTCACTTTTATATCAAAGATTGGAGAAGAAGAATGAACGGAGTTATAAATCATATAGTCAAAGAATGTATGAGATTGATTAGGGACCATGGTCTCACTCAAACACAAATGGATACCTTAGTGACAGCTTTGTCTTTAGAGCTTTTAAAGTTGAAGGATGAATCATGAGAGATTTAATCTGGGAAATAGCTAAAGCAGGAGAAGAAGATTTAAGCAATACAGAGTTGCAATCTTTAGACGAACCTAACGATTTAGTAATTGCAAGAGGAATATCTATTGAAGCTAAAGACAGTGCTTATGGTATCAACAAGTTTGTAGATGTAAAAATTGCAAACAATGTTGAAGAGAGTGGTGCTCTTAAACTTGGTAACAAAGTTTATAACTATAGTAAAAGTTACAAGACCTTATCTGTTGATGTCAGAAGACTGCTTGAATGGGCAACTGATAAAAAACTAGACAGTGATGATATAGATAATCTTATTGCAATAGTTGGACAGAATTTTGTACCCAAGCTCAGAGGACTTGATGCTGTTGCGTCTAAAAAAGGTATGGACCAACAATTAGCTAGAGATACTTTCACTTACAAAGAGTGGGAGTCTAAACCAAAACTACAAGTAATAGATGCAGATTTAACTAGCGCACCTAAGTGGGCGAAGGAGATGGAAGATGGAACAAGAAGAAAATCTTAATTGGACAGAAGAAAATACTAAGGCTCTTTTATATTTTTTAGAAAATATCAGTGGGCCTTGGCACCCAAATCACTGGCATGTCTTAATTGAGTTTGCGTCACAGATACAATCTTGGAATGGCAAAAATCTACCTAAACTAAGTGCTTTGCCTAAAGCAAAGAGAGAGTCTCTACACGTAAGCACTATGATGCAGGGTTTCATTCAGTCATTGACAGAAGCAGATTATTTTGCAGACACAAAAGAGTTTTTTAAATTCATGTACTCAGCTCAATCTGATAAGAACTATGGCCTTTATAAGTTTTGGGTGAGGCTAGGTAATCCTATGGACGAGGATGACGAGTATTGGAACGATTTTGTGGAGCAAGTTGCTGAATACAAACAAAATGAAGAAAGTGATAATTTCTTAAATTACTCAGATGCAGAAATTGCAACAGAGATGGAGAGATTAAAAAAACGAATGGAGGAAGAATGATTGATTTAAAAAAAGTTTATGATATTCGGAACGAACTTGATAAACTATCAAAACAAATGGATAACTTTATAAAAGAGTTAATTACAGATAGATTGGAGAACGACAATGTTTAACTTAACAACAGAAGTAATTTTGATGGGGGTATTAGCACCAATAGGTTTTCTAACCATCTCAATGTTCATAGCGAGTAGATGATGTTGATTAAAGAACATAAGTCTACAAATCTCCCTAGTTTGATTGGAACTATTAGATTATCTAGAACTTGGGTTATGGACGAAGATATGCAAACTGGTAAGATTACAAATAAAGAATTGGAGAAGGTGACAATACAATGGACAAAATAGATAGAGTTCAAGAAAACAACTTAATGCCGTTTGAACAACAAAAGAAAGATGCTCTTGATGATAGAAAAACATCTAGACCAGATGATGTTGATGAAGTTGGTATTAGCCGAGAGTGGTGGATGGTTGACTTTAGGTCACAATGGCTTACTGAGTATCCCAAAACTGAAGAGACCATGAGCGAAGAACAATGGAAGACTTGGTACAAAAACTTTTCGGTCTTTACTAGACAAGATATTGATTATGCTTTTAACGAAGTGAGGAAGACACCAAGAGATTACGGTGGTCCTAATTTGTCGCATCTTTACGACAAGCTTATGCAAACTGGTCAAAAGAGAATCAGAATGGATGATGTGACAAAGGTTACATCTGCTTGTGAAGATAAAACTGTAGGCCAATGTGTTTTCGGTGACCCCTTTTGGCAACTTAATCGATATGGTAAACATGATTTTAAAATGATGTGCATCATGGAGTGTTCTAAGCATGAAGATTCTTATGCTCAAGCTCATCATATGAAAGATAAGCCCGAACCAAAAACAAAAGGTGAATGGTTTGTTTTAGTTGCAGATTACATGAGTAATGATGATGTGACAAAAATTGCTGATACAGATAGAACTTCTAGAGATAGAAAGTTTGAAACATATCAATTCTCAGAATTATTTCCCGATGGAAATATCAAAGAAGTTCTTGCAAGTTATTCTCTAAGTCCAGACTTAGCTTTTAATGAACAATGTATAGCTATTAGTCAGCTACCAAAACAAAAAAACATTGCTGGGGACATTCTCTAAAGTCGGGATTTTTAGAATGTTATAATGGGTATGTCGGCTTCCCGTGAAGTGGAAACACTTCGAGCTGACTGCCCTCCCATCAACAGCTTTGTCTTATGGCAGAGCTGTATTTTTTTTTTAAATAAGCTTGACATCGAAATACTATTTCCATAAGATTATATATACAAGAGAAAAAACAATTAAATAAAGCTAATCGGCGGTCTTAAAGTATGAGCCATAAAACGGAAAGCTTGAATACTTAGGGTGGGTAGCCCAAAAAGGTCAAGTAAGTACTAATTAAAAATCCTACAATAAGGGCAAAATCGCTGACTTTTCAACAAAACAGCATAAGAACTATTTCGATGTGTCATCGGTAGGGAAAGTAAGTATTGCACTGACTTTGCGTTGTTGAAGAGTCGTTTGTCTAAAGAAAATATTAGGGGGGTGGCCGTTTAAAATTGTAGCGTTGCATAGGGAGCAATTGATAAAAAAGACTTAGGTCTCGACCCTTGTAAGTCACCGAAGTGCATTTAATTGTTTAAAATTAGATTCGGCCCAGTAGACATGCTGGGCTGTTTCTATAAGGAATAAATTTATAAAAGGTGAAAAATGTTAGAAGAAAATAATAAACTATATACGGAATGTGCAAAATGTGGATTACCGCTTGAATCAAACAATCAAGGTGCGCTAGATATCATGTATAACGGTGGTTATGGTGATTTTGTAGATAATTATGATAATGAAGAACTTTACTTTCGTCTATGTCATAAACACTCACATCAGTTTGCGTATTGGCTCAACAATGAGAATGCTTTAACTAAATATCATGGTCATGCTCATAATGGTTCCGAAAAGGGATTTTGGTATGGACACATTGGTTGGGACCAGTACACATGGTTATCGCATCTCAATATGTTTTTAATGCACTTCGTATTCGACGGGTTTAAATTCGCACGTCTAAATTTTGTGAGAAATGTCAAAAATAGAATAAACTGGTGCCGTGAAGACATAAACGATTCATCTTCTCCAATACTATGGAAAACTGTATTTCGTAATTTATTTTTCCTTACCAATGTATATCGAGGTTTCTTTGTAGGTCTTTATAGAAAATTAAGCAGACGTAGATTTCTAAAAGCTAAAGCATTATATCGTAGTAAAAATTCGCTTTCTGGCGAATTATGGGACAAAGCCGTAAAAGGTGAATTTTCAGACTCCGAAAAAGCTTTGCTCATTAATATTGGTTCTGTATTAAAAGAACAAGAAGAGGAATAATCCCCTTCTTTTTGTTGTTAAACTAATATAGATGCCTAAAGATATATTAGAACCAGTTGGTGAGGCAAAGAAGAGGGTATTTGATATAAAGTTTCCTCCTTTGCATGACGCACAAAAAGAAGTACATGATAGCCCAGCTAGGTGGAAAATTCTTTGTGCTGGGAGAAGGTTCGGTAAATCTAGATTAGGCGTGCAAATGTGCATGGAGGTAGCTCTTAGAGGTGGTAGAGCGTGGTGGGTCGCACCTACCTTTGCAATTTCAAGAGTTGGTTGGAGAGACATTCAAGCAGCAGCAGCCTCATTCCCAAAAGAAATGGGCGTAAACATCAAAGTTGGTGATATGCAGGTAGATTTTGGCAATGGTGGTTTTATCGGTGTTCGTTCTGCTGACAACCCACAAAGACTTCGTGGAGAAGGTCTTGACTTTCTTGTTATGGATGAGGCCGCTTTCGTTAAAGAAGAGACATGGACTGAAGTACTTAGGCCTACTCTTACTGAAAGAAAAGGTTCTGCATTATTCATTAGTACTCCTAAAGGAATGGATAACTGGTTTTACAGATTATTTGAAAGGGCAAGTCAAGGTGGAGACTGGCAGAGATTTCAATTCCCATCTACTTCAAATCCATTAGTTGAAGAATCAGAAGTACAAGCAGCCAAACAAGAAATAGGTTCTTTAGTCTTTGCACAAGAATATATGGCACAATTCATATCTGAAGGCTCTCAGATGTTCAAACAAGACTGGTTTAGATATTATCACGAAGGTGTAGGACAAGTTCATGTTGATGGTGAAACCTATGATTTAAACGATTTAGTGAAGTTTGGTACTGTTGACTTGGCAACTTCTACCAAAGAATCTGCTGACTATACAGTTATTGGTAGTTTTGGCCTTCATCAACCAACTAAAAAGCTTTTTATTTTAGATATGCACATAGAAAGAATGGAAGCACCAGACATAATTCCAGCAATAAAGAGACAACTCATCAAACATAATCTTGAATGGGTAGGAATAGAGCGTGCTGGTTTCCAATTAGCCTTAGTTCAGTTTGCAAGAAGAGAGGGATTACCAGTTTTAGAATTAAGAGCTGATAGAGACAAGCGTCAAAGAGCCCTTCCTTTATCTGCTAAGATGGAAGCAGGATTAGTTTATCTTCCTAAGAATGAAGAGTACTCTTGGGTCGCCGACGTGGAGCGTGAATTACTGACGTTTCCAGTAGGTGCTCATGACGACATAGTCGACTGTTTATCCTATGCAGTAGTACAAGAACGACAACAAAGGAAATGGGAAGCTTATTAATGGCTGAAGAAAAGAAAAGTTTTTATAGAAGAACCGTAGAGTATTTACAAGCTCCTTCGGAAAGACAAGTTAAAGGTTTTAATTATAACCAGAGTACAAATTCATCTCTGGATTCTTCTGTATTCGGATATAACACAACATCTGGTTCCATACCTCAAAAATTACTTGAGGATATTGGAGAAGGCACAGGAAACTCAGCTGTAGTTGCATGTCTTAATGTTTTAGCAACTTCATATGCAGAACCACAACTTAAAATTTATAAAAAAGAAGCAGAGGGACCAAATGAACTTATATCACATCCAGTAGAACAATTACTACAAAGGCCTAATCCTTTTACTTCTGGTTCATTACTTTCACACTATATTGTTACAGCAATCAACGCTAGTGGTGATGCTTATCTTTTAAAAGTCAGAAACTCATCTGGAAGAGTTATACAACTTATTCCAATGATGCCTAACCGAGTAACACCAAGAGGTAATGAAGATGAATTAATTACTCACTATGAGTACTACGGAACATCTAAAACAATGGGTGAGTTTGTAGTTATCAAAAAAGATGATTTAATCCACATCCGACAAGGAATAGACCCAAATAATCACAGAAAAGGATTTGCCCCACTCAAATCAGTTCTTCGTGAATTACTTGGCGATGAAGCAGCAGGACAATACGCTACTGCTTTACTACACAATATGGCCGTACCTGGCGTTATCTTAAGTCCAAAAGATGACACAGCTGGTGGACCATCAAGAGAAGAAGCTGAAGGCATAGCTAAAATGTATAAATCTAAATTTGGTGGAGCCAATAGAGGAGCACCAATGGTTCTTACAGGAGCTATGGATGTTAAAACAGTTTCTTTCTCACCAGACCAAATGGACCTTAAAGAATTAAGAAGACTTCCAGAAGAGCGAGTATCTGCTGTTCTAGGTGTCCCAGCTATTCTTGCAGGACTAGGAGCAGGTCTAGATGCAGCAACTTATAACAATACAAAAGAATTAAGAGAGTTCTTTACCGAACAAAAACTTATTCCTTTATGGAAAACAGTTGCTAATGAGCTAACACATCAATTACTACTTGAAGATTTCACTAACGATGTCTCTAACTATTGTGCTTACGACTTAAACGAAGTAAGAGCATTAGCTTCAGATAAAAACGATACTTTCAAAAGAGTCAACATGGGTGTTGCTGGAGGTTGGGTAACAATCGCAGAAGCACGAAAAGCTGCACAATTAGAAAGTGACGAAACACATGATGTTTACTTAAGACCATTAAACATGGTTGCAGTACCAATAGCTCAAGGTGACCAACCTTACCAGATACAAGAACAACAAGATTCTGATAAAAGTATTTCAACAAAAGATACTTTATCTTCAGTAGATTATGGTGTCGAATCTGAAAGACAACCACTTATCGTTATGACAGACGAAGCTAAGCATGATGAAAAATATGTTGCTGAGATGCCAAATGGTGCTTGGTGTGTATTGAATCACAATGATAATAAACCAATAAAATGTTTTGAAACAGAGGCAGAAGCAGAGGCGCACTTAGAAAGTATGAAGAAAGACTTCAAAGCGGCTTCAATATCTGCTAAAGTTAAAAAAACGTTACAAAAAAAGGTAAAAGACCATAATGCAAAAAATCCAAAATATAGAGCAAGTTATGGAATGTTGGCAGCTGTCTTCAGACGAGGTGTCGGTGCCTATAGAACTAACCCAGCTTCAGTGCGAGGTAATGTCACAGGTGCAACCCAGTGGGGAATAGCTAGAGTCAACGCCTTTCTTAAAGGATTAAAAGGTAGATTTCCAAGAACAGCTTTTGACCAAGACTTACTTCCAAGTGGTCATCCATTAAGTTCAAAAAAATCAGCTAAAGCTGCATCAGTAAAAACTGGTGACACTGTTAGCTGGTCAATCAATAAAGACCCAGACCCACCTTCAACAGTGCATGGCGTAGTTACTTCTGTCAATAGTGAAAAGAAAGAAGCAACTATGATGGTTTGGGCCATTATGGAAGATGGTTCACATAAAAAAACAGATAGAAGCGTTAAGCAACCTATTTCAAAACTAAAAAAAATAAAAGACTGGCGAAAAGAGTCTAAAGCTAAAGATGATGTTACCAACTTTCCATCCTCTGGTGATAATCAAAAAGTTAGTTTGACTAACTCAAAATTTAAACAATTCCCAGACTATAAATATGCAAAAGACTTAAAAGAAAATTATCCAACGATATGGAGAAGAGCTGGTAACGGAGGAAATCCACCTACTTCATTTACGGGTAATGACGCTTTTAGGAATTGGACTAAGTACAAATCTGGAGACAGAAGTGGCTCTGTATTGTCTTGGGTCAAAAGAAGAGAACGTTTCATGAACAGACATCAAAATAATAATCGTCTTAATGGCGCTATTGCTGTCTTGAAATGGGGCGGAGTCACAAACGGTGGCGTCTCTCAAATGAAGAAACTTATTAACGAACAGAAGAAAAAAGTTGATGCTCGTAAGAAAAAAGCTGAGTTTATCGTTGCAGAAAAAACAGGCAAAAAATAAGTGTTAAAATATAGTTTAGAGAAAAAAATTTAGGGGATTAAATTGAATAAAGAATCAAAGAATTTTGAATTTAAAGCTATCGACGACGAAAAAGGTTCAGTCGAAGCAGTCTTTTCCGTATTTAATAATATGGATACAGACGGAGATGTTATGGTGCCAGGCTCAATAAAGTCTGGTTTCAAGGACAATCAAGTGCCGATGGTCTTCGCTCACAAGTGGGACCAGCCAATTGGAAAAGGAGTCATCTCACAAGATGAAAACAAAGCAGTATTTAAAGGTAGCTTTTTTATGGATACCGAGGCTGGTAAGGAGGCCTATGCACTGGCTAAAGGAATGGGAGATTTACAAGAATGGTCATTCGGTTTTAGGATTGATGAATCAGAAGTAAAAGGTTTTCAATCAGCAGAAATGGAAGAAGAAATTGACGCTCGTTTTATCAAGAGTGCAACTGTGTACGAAGTATCCCCAGTACTAGTTGGCGCTAATCGTGAAACTTATACTCTTGCTATAAAATCTGGCGAAGAAGCAGTCTATGAAGATGTTTCTAAAGCTCTTCCAAAAGATGTTTTCGAAACAGAAGAAGAAGCTAAAAAAAGAGCACAAGAATTAGGATGTGACGGAGCTCACTCAATGGATATGGATGGAAAAAAATATTTCATGCCATGCTCAAGTCACGAATCATACCTAGCTTCAATGCAAAAATCTTTAGAAGAACAGGACGAAGTTAAATACGGAAAATGTTCTTATGAAGAAGATGGCAAATGTGCCAAAGAAAAAGAAAAAAGTTTGACTTCAGTTGATATCAAATCAATTGATGAGATTTCTGATGCTGACACTGGCATGACAGGTGTTAGATTTTCAGACGAGGTGAAGGATGTGCTTGCTGCATTAGAGAGCCTCATTGTAAGAGCAACTAGCATTAGCGAGTTGCGAAAGGGAGAGGGCAGAAAGTTGTCAGATAATGCAACTTCCGCACTACGGGCCGTAAGTGAAGACTTGAACGACGCTTGGGCTGAAATCGACCAACTCATAGAGGACGTCGCCGAAGTTCCAGCCGATTCAGACGAAGAAAAGACAGAAAACCCAGCACCAGAAGCTGAAGCTACTGAAACTGAAGAGATTGTTTCAGAAGTTGAAGAATCATCTACTGAGGAACAAGTAGAAGAAGCTACTGCTGAAGAGGTTGTTGTCGAAGCTGAAACTGAAGAGGAAATAGCAGAAAATGAGAATTCCGAAGAATCTGAAATAGCTGAAGCTGAGGCTGAAGTTGTAGAAGAATCCGTAGAAGCGGTAGAAGATATTGATTCTGATTTATTTGAAGAGATTCAGCAAACACTTGCTGAAGCTTCAATAGCGGAAATCGACGAATAGTATAAGCAAAAATTAAGGAGACTATTCTCGTGAACGATATTAAAGAACTCAGAGAAAAAGTCGCTGCTAAAAGAGCTGAATTAAAAGAGCTTTTCGAAGCTAAAGAAGGCGGCAAGTACACATCCGAGCAAAAAGGAGAAATCCAAACTCGTAATGATGAACTTGCAGGACTTGTAGAAGAAGTAAATCTTCTTTCCGCAAAATCTTCTAACGAAAAAGCTATGAATGAAGATTCAGAGCCAGTTAGCGGTGGCTACGATGCACCACAAGAAGGTGTTAGCACAATTGGTGAGACATTTGTTAAATCAGATGCATATAAAAACTACATTGAAAAAGGTGTAGGCGGAATCGACTCAACAGTCGCTTTCAACCCAATGAGCTATAAAACACTACTTGGTGCAGGTACAACCAACAACTATCCACCAGAGGTCTTAAGACAACCTGGTGTGTTAGAAACTTCCTTAAGGGACCCAAATGCTGTTATTGGACTTTTCGACCAAATCGAAACAAACCAAAACGCATTTCAGTACCTAGAGGAATCAGTATTCACTAACGCTGCTGCTGAAGCTGCAGAAGAAGGAGCTGCTGCTGAAGCTGCTCTTGATTTCACAGAGCAAACTGCTGCAATCAGAAAGATTGCTGTTTTCTTGCCAGTGACAGAAGAACTTCTTGCTGACGTTAGTGGTATCCAAGGATACGTAAACTCAAGACTATCAACAATGATGAGATTGAGATTAGATGGACAGTTACTATCTGGTGATGGTACTGCTCCAAACTTAGAAGGTATCTTAGATGCTGGTAAAACAGGCGTTAATGCTGTTGATTATTCTTCATACGCTGGAGACTTAAACAGAATGGGCGCAATCTATGAAGCAATAACTGATATCAGAACTAATGCTTTCGTAGAACCAGATGCAATTGTTATGCATCCTAACGACTGGTTACAAGTTGTAACATCAGTTACAGACATTACAACAAGTGGTTCAAAGAACCCATTGTTCGTGGCTGCTGGTGGATTCAACGGTGCTGCACAAGCAACACTTTGGGGATTAAAAGTTGTTCCGACAACTGCAATCGCTGAAGGAACCGTTCTAGTCGGTAGATTTGGTGGCGGAGAAGCTGCTCACATCGTTATGAAACAAGGTATTGATATCGCTGTTTCTGACAGTCATTCTGACTTCTTTTCTAAAGGAAAAGTAGCAATCAGAGCGACAATGAGAGCTGGTTTCCCAGTTTATAAACAAGCTGCGTTTACCAAAATCACAAACTTCTAAGTTAGAAGTTAGTTTCGTAGTGGGGGATGAAAGTCCCCCATTACACAATCAAAAAGGAATTTAAATGGAATTTATTAAAGTAGAAAAAGACATCTGGAAATTACAAGATGGTTCAATCTTTGAAGGTTCAGCTAATGAGCTTCCAAAGTCTAATGCTTCTAAAATTGCTAAAGCTGGCATGGAGTATAAAAAAGAATATCTTGAAGGCCAAGGCTGGGGTGCTAAGAAAAAAGAAGCAGCTCCTAAGAAAAAAGCTGCAGCTAAAAAAGCTCCAGAGACCAAAGCTGTAAAACCAGAAGACGTAGAAGACAAGTAGGTCCTAAATGGCTCTAAGCTCAGTTTCTGATGTAGAAAAAGTTCTTGGCGTCGACTTGTCTTCAAATGATGAGACAAACGTAACAAACATCTTTATACCAGCAGCAGATGCTGCTATAGAAAATTATGTTGGTTATTCTTTAAATTATGAAGCATCGATTAGCGAGACCATAGACGGTAATGCCGATGATTCTATATATTTAAAAAGAATCCCAATAGTATCTGTAACTTCTATAGTCGAAGATGGCGTGACTCTAACAGAGGGTAATAGTGAAGATTATGTTGTTTATAAGCAATTAGGGCTTATAAAAAGAACTGGTCTTCAACAATGGAGTACACAAAGGCTCCAAAACATAGTAATAACTTACGTTGCAGGATATTCTGATTCAGAAGCAACAGCAGAAGATATCCCCGAAGATTTAAAATATATCTCTGCAAGAATCGCTGGAAGGTTATTTATATCATCAGCCTCCCTAGCAACACAACAGTCAACAGGTGAAGTATCAACTAACATTGCAGATAACTCCACAGATTCTAAATTTCAAATGGTTAAGTCTGAAAGCTTAGGAGACTATAAAGCTGAATACGAATCAGTATTAGACCAAATGAATCAAGAAGTGCTAAATCCAGCTGACAAACAGATTTTATCTAAATATAAAAAGCAATATTTCACATCCGCCAGTATTTTAGACTAAACTAAGATTATGGATATTGAAGTAAATAAAGCTAAAAGAAAACAATATTTTCAAGAAATTGAAATAGAAGATTTTCTAGAAGCTGTTATAGGGCAAATGAATGCTCTTAGGATGAATAAAATAAACCTTATACAAGATATGGATGACATTGTTAATGATTATCTAGCCGTATGTAAAAAATACCCTATTAAGTAAAATGGCAAGGTATGATTACAAGTGTTCTAAATGTGAACATGTCTTTGAGGTACAACACTCTATACACGACGAACCAAAGGTGAAATGTGAAAAATGTAAAAAATTATGTATTAGACAAATTAGCGGTAGGGTTAATCTCTATGGAACTGTTGGCATTGACTGGAATAGCAATCCTAATGGTGCTAGCCAATCAATGAAAGACCGAGCTAGAAAAGCAGCTAACAGAAAAGTTAGGTTTTAGATAAGTTTTCGCAGACAGCACAGACTACTTTACCTTCTGGCACTGGTCTTCCGCAATCTAAACAATTAAACATCATATAAAGTATATTTTAGCAGGATTTCTTCGTCTGGCATGACGTCTTTATTTATTAGTAAATAATAATATTGGCCGATTTGTATTAATTCACTATTAGGTTCGTTACTGTGGTTTATAAAACCACCTAAAGGAGTTCTTATTCTCTTATCTTCAAAATCAGTGTTTTCTACATGAGACACACCCAAGTTTGTCCCTTTAGAAATTATTTGAGTCGAGAATAGGCCTAAGCCCTCAATAGGAGAGTTTTTAACGGTCACTTCATAAGGAAGGGGCCGATAGTTATCTCTTTCCATTTTCTCTGTCTTTCAAAGATTTATACATTTCTTTACTAAGAGATTTGTATAATAATTTCTTACTTTTTCTAGAATCCTTCATCTCTCCACCTCTTTTCGTAATACTTAGGATTTCCCCAACACCACTTACTTGAATTCCAATCTCTAAAAGTAACTTTACTATAAGTATCTTCTGCAAGATGCGATGCCATTTTAATATTATAGTATGGAACATATTGAACTTGTTTAGCTTGCAAGAATCTTTCGTCTACACCAAGGAGTGGCCCTTCATACGGTTGCCCGTGATGAAGGATAACCCACTCGTCCCACGCAGGTAAATCATTTTTCTCTGCTATCCAATTCCATGTTGATGGAATAAACTGCATAACACCAGAATCATCATCTTCACTACGGTAGGCATTTCCCTTACCGCGACTCTCACACCAACCAATTCTTACGGCTGTGTATAAATTTTCTTTATCAAAGTGTTCAACATAATGTGGTAAATGAACCACCATAGAATATGGAACCTTATCAATACATGTTCTAATTTGGTTCATATTATTAATTGAGGGTATACCATCCCCATTGCTAAAACTAGCTAAGAATATTAAACAACTTGTAATCATGCTTCTATGTTATGGTACTAGAAGCATTAAGTCAAGTATCTAATTTTTTAGTCGCATCAGCTAAAGCATTATCTTTAGAGTTACCGACACCGTAAGCTAGTTGCTTGTAATCAACTTTGCCTCTAGCATTAGTAACTTTTTCGAAGATATTAGCTTCATGGCTCAGCATATAATCATTCCATTCTACGGAATACACTAAACCATCTTTTTCAAAACTTTCGTCTTGAAAAACTGGTGCAACATCATGTCTCATGTCTACCATGCTTTTATTATACCATATTTTGTTACATGACATAACAAATAAAGATAATTTGTCACATAATTTGACAAACTTTATCATTTCCGTATAATGGAATTATACATTAAATAAGGAGATACAAGGAAATGACTGAAAATAACCAAATTGAAGTTGAGTATTATGTGACAAAAAACTCAACAGAACTAGAAAAATTACATCCATTTAGACCAGTTTCAAGCCAACTCTATGATAAAGGAGTTGCCTATATCGAGCGTGAGTCTCAGCAAGATATAGTTACCATTCAAGAATGGTTAAACAAACAAACGAGACTGCATAACAATAAAAGGTCTTCACAAGAAAAGAGTGAATTCCGCTTTGTGTATCGTCAAGGTACATATCTTTCAGAGGAGGAAGAATAATATGAATAAAAAATATACTTGGTCATCCGACGATGGCCCACAATCCGCAATAGTTGACAGACTTGCAAAGCAAACCTTGCAAGTTCTTAAAACAGTAGAAGAGTCTGATGTAAAAGACTTATCTGTTGCTGGCTTAAAGAGAAGCATCTTTGATGTTAAATCTTTTGAGCTTTGGTCACAAGATGTGCCAGAAATAAAAGAGCTACAGATTGGTGACACCTTTGAAGTGCCTCACTATGTGTATCGTCCTTACAGTGGCAGGAAGGCAAGCTACGATGTTTGTAATGCTGAGTTCACAGTGTTGGACAAAAAGATTCACAAAAGCGTAACTGAGGTCTTGAATGCTGATGGCACCAAGTTCAACAAGCGTAAGTATGAGAAGACTTATGTTTTGCTTGAGTCCACTAAAGAAAGGCATAAAGGACCAGACACTTGGTTCGAAAGATGCTCTAATTTCTCTGCACGCAGAGAGAATGGTGGTTACTACTATCCGCTTAAGAAAAAGAAACAGCAATGGGTATCTCAAGAAGAGATTCTCAGAATGTTTCTAAAAGACGGTGGGTTGTGTCCACTAAAACGTCGTAAGCAGAGCTGTAGATATTGCGACGCTTAATTTACAAATCTAATAATCAGAGGGGCTTGCTTGACAAGCCCTTCTTTTTACCTTAATATATAAATGATGAGAGGAGTATATGAGAGAATATACATTTAACAAAACAGACTTAATGGAAGATATTATGGTTAAGCCATGGGAAGACAATGTTTCATTAGGAAATAAATATAACATATCAAGAGAACGAGTTAGACAGATGAGAATTTTATTTCAGCTACCTTCTGTAACTGAAGCAAAAGAAGATTGGTTTAAACAAAACTTTAATATGTTTATTGAAAAAGCAAAAGATGGTAAGTTTGTGTGGAACAGTGATTTCATGTTGGAGTTTCCGTTATCTGCAAAGTTAGCTAAAGACTTACTAGAGAAAAATCCACAAATGAAGAAGTCTTATTATGATGAAGGCGTAGAGATTTACAAAGACAAAGTAGAAAATCCAACTGCTAAGAAATGTTTACTCTGTAAAGAAATAATAAACATAGAAAATTTCTATAAATCCCCTTCAGATAAAACAAAAGATGGTTATGCAAGAAGTTGTATTAGTTGCGTTAAAGAAAACGTAAGCAAGCATTATGAGATAAGAAAGCAGAAAGCAAAACTAATACCAGACTTTAAAAAATGTTCTGCAGTTCCCGAAGTAGGTGAGTTACCTAAATCAGAATTCAGAAAAATGTCTAGTGCTAATAGTGGGCTACAACCACAATGTTCTGTATTTCAAGACTTCTATATTAAGTTTAGAAAAAACAATAATGCGGAAGGGGCTAGAGACTTAGCACGTCAAGCAACCATCTGGTATTACGAAAAAATATGATATAATAGAAGTTCATCATGTCTATGTCACAGCCGACCCTATGGTCGGTTTTGGCATTTTATGGCGTGCTAAAATGATAATGTGCCAAACATTACAACATCATTATTAAACGAAAGCGTTACTATCCAGAGACTCTCTGGTTCTTCTGTTGATGACAGAGGATTATCAACTGCAACGTTTGCTGACGTATCAACAACACAAGCTAGAATTGTTAGAAATAATTCTGTATCAGAAGCAAGAGGCACATCTAGAGTTTCAGATAACACGGAATTTGCAGTAATAGTACAAGGTAATGTTGATGTCACAGTTAAAGACCGAATCAAAGTTGGTTCTGATTATTATGAAATAGAATCTGTAAATGATACAAAAGATAGATTTGGAAATACTTTTTATAAAGAAATAAGAATGCAGTCTGGTTTCTAATGGCTAAATCAATCATTAAAGGTGTAATCGTAAAAGCAGTAAATGAAAGACGCATACCTATGCGAACTCTCAGAAACTTAAATGGTTCTATACCTCGTTACATGAATGTACCTAGAAACATAAATGAAATATCAAAAGTCCGAAGTTCTTTGTATACATTTTCTGTTGCAGCTGGTGACGTTACTTCTATGGTGCCAGGCAAGTTTATGCCTAAAATTAGAAACAATTCATTACAGATAGCACGAGCACTTGGTGACTTTAATGCATTACAGAAAACCTACGCTAGAGCTATGGGACAAGATGTTGCGGGTGGTTTCGGACAAAGGTTTTTAAGAAGGACAACTGGTAGAGGAGCGGGTTCTATTGTTAGAAGAGTGCCAGGCGATAATCCAGCATCTCGTATGCTTAGGTCAAGAATGGGTGCTCATTTTCAGAGAGCACAAAATAAACTATTTAATACTGGTACTAAGTCCGTTCAAGTAAAAGGAAGAGCTCAAATAAACGGACCAAAAGCAAATCATTACATTGGAAATAAGTACGAAGACTTCTTATTTAAGTTTGCAACAGACTTTGCAACAGAAGTACAAAGATACACACCAATAAAAACTGGTGCATTGATTAGGTCTATAAAAGTAAGTAATAAAAATTTATCAAGTAAAGAAAATGAAATAGCAGTCACAATGGGTGATGAAACAGCATTTTATGCACCAGCAGTTGAGTATGGTAGAGGAGCTGGATATGAAGGAACCTTTCCAGCTTTAGGAAAAACAGAAAACCCTCCAAGTGGAAGTATGGCTGGAAGATTATCAAACTACAAAGGCTTTCAACCAGCAAGAGCACCTCTTCGTAAGGGTGCTATCTCTATTACAGCAAAATATAGAGGAAGACTAAAAGAAACAAGTGGGATTAAAGCTACAAAAATAGCTCCCCATTTACGAAGTAGTGTTAAAGGAGTATTCGGATAATGGCACAGAATTTACCAGACGCAGAAATCATAGCTAGAAGTTGGGCATTAAGTAAAACTTCTATAACAGACTTAGTAGGAACTAAAGTCGCAACAAGACTACCTCAAGATGCAGAAATGCCTTTTCTAGTAATAACTAGATTAGGAGGAACTCCTCAAGCAGGAGAAGCACTTATTGATGAAGCCTTGTTACAACTTGATTGCTACGCAGGAAAATATGCAACATCAGATACAAAAGGTCAGCCAGATTTTGCTAATGCTTATGCTTTGGCTAGTGCTGTTTATACAGAAGCATTTGACCAATATCCAGAAATATTTGAGTCTGCAGGTGGCGTTACAGCAAAGGTAAGTGGATTTACTGTTGCTAATGGTCCACAACGCATTGACGAGCCAGAGCTCGGATTAGCACGCTATACTATAGATATAGTAATGATTTACGGAGCGAAATAATGAAAAACGTAAAGATAAATCCGATGCTTAAGGGCGTCGATTTAGCAAGAGATGAGAAACTTGATGTTTTCTTTTCCCATACTGATTGGGTAGAAGTTAACGAAGAAGAGTGGAAACGTCTTAAAGAGATGACGCACAAGTTAGGAGAAATGAAAGTTTCCCTTCTTGTCGCAGATGGTGAGGACTGGGGACAAATAAAAGAAGTAGTTTCTACTAAAGAGGTAGAGCCTATTGATGATGAGATGGAAGAAGTTATCTTTTGGGAAGAAGACGAAGTAGCAGAAGAAGAGTGACAAGCTCTTCCGTTTAAAAGTAGGAGAACATAATGGCTAAAAGTATTAGCGAGGTCATGTTAGGAACTGGTGTTTTGTACATAGGTGACGAAGCAACAGCATTCCCAGCTGACCCAACAACAGCACCATCTGGTTCTGACTGGACAGATATTGGTTATTCTGAAAGTGGTTGGACTCTTGACTATGACAAAACATTCGAAGATGTCATGGTTGCAGAAGAGATTGACCCAATTTTCACAATCAAAACTGCCCAAGAAGTTAGAATCTCTGGTGAGCTTGCTCAAGTTTCTTTAGCAAATCTAAAAGAAGCTATGGGTGGCGGAACAGTAACAACTGGAACACCATCGACTGGATTTTCAGAGTTAAAACCTCCTTCATCAGATTCTTTTTTAGAAAAGTCTTTGATGTTGAGGATTGATGCTCCAGATTCAACACTCGGCGGAACTCTTAAAAAAAGAGACGTTTTAGTTCCTAGAGCAGTCAATGTCGGAGCTTTCTCAATGACTCACGCAAAAGCACCTCAAAAAGTGTTAGTAGCAGTTGAGTACAAAGTGTTAAAGCCAGGCAGCGGTGCTCAGTTCAGCGAATTATTTAAAATAATCGACGAAGTTTAGTCGATAGATAGGAGGGCGTAATGCCGAAATTTGATTTTGACGAAGCAGTCAAAGAGAATAAGAACGAACCCTTGGAGGTAGTGCTCAATAAAAGAGAATATCTTTTACCAGCACAGTTACCAGCAAGGGTAGTTCTAACACAAATAGCACTTATGGATGAGACTGGAGGACTCGGTACTAACGATATTCCAACTTGGTTAGGTGCGCTTGTAGGTGAGGATAACTTACAACAAATGTTAGACGATGGAGCTACATGGGAACAACTAGAAGCAGTAACAACAAAACTTTTAGTATTCTACAATGTTATTCCAGAAGAACAAGAAATAGAGACTGGAGACGAAGAAGCCCCAAAATAAACATGTCCCTTAGTGACCTTGTGTACAACTGGGGGGCGGTAGAGGCAGACTTCAACAGATTCTATAACGTAAGAAATCCTTTGGAACTTACTTGGCGTAAGTTCAATATTCTTTTATTTAATCTTATTTCAGAGCAATCAGCATTCTTTAGACCATTTATGGACGAAGCTAGGGAAGACGCTGAGCAACAAGCCGAATGGGATAAAGTAAAAAGAGGGGATAGGGCAGAAATACCTCGAAGTCAAGTTTCTCTAGGAGAAGCATTAAACGATATAGGATTGTAAATGGAAAATTCAAGTGTTATAGGTAGGCTGTCGTTTCTAGCTAATGTAGTTGGAGACGGAGCAGTAGCTGGTATTCAACAAATGGCCAGAGGAACTGGTGCCGCTATGACAAAGTTGGCCTCTTCAGTTCCAGCCGCAGCCTTCGCGGCATCAGCAGGAGCAGTTGCTGGTATAGGTGCAGCTCTAATTGGTGGTACTATTGCAGCAGCACAATTCGAAGATTCTTTTGCTAATGTTAGAAAAGTTCTTGCACGAGCTAGTGAAGAAGAATTAACAGCCATAAGAGAGGCAGTCTTAGACCTCTCTACAGAAATTCCAGTCGCAGCTGGACAACTTGCACAACTTGGTTCTATTGCTGGACAGTTAGGTGTAGGAGTTTCTGATATTCCTAGATTCATAGATACAGTAGCTAAGTTAGGTGTAGCTACAAACATGTCAGCTGAACAAGCTGCTTTTTCAATTGCACGACTCGCTAATGTAACGGGTATTGGAGCTGAAAATGCAGAACAACTTGCTAATGTTTTAGTTAGATTAGGTAACAATACAGCAGCTACAGAATCAGAGATTGTATTACTAGCAACAAGATTCGGTGCTGTTGGTAAAATCGCAGGATTATCAGCAGATGAAACATTAGCTTTCTCAGCATCGGTTAGAGCAACTGGTACAGAGGCCCAAGCTGGAGCTACAGCATTACAGAAATTCTTTTTAGCGCTGCAACAAGCAGCTGCTCAAGGAGGTAGTAAATTAAATGCTTTTGCTAACGCTATAGGAATGACAGGTGATGAATTTAGAAAGCTTGTAGAGGATGATATATCTAATGCTGCAGTGAAATTCGTAGAAGGTCTTGACAACATTGGTTCTTCTGGTGGCAATGTTCAGCAAGTACTACAAGATGTAGGATTAGGTTCCGTTCGTGTTTCTAAAGTTATGCTTTCTTTGTCATCAGACACAGAAGAGTTGAGAAGCAACTTAGATTTAGCTAACGATGAAATGGAAAGACAGTCTGCTCTAAACAATGAGGCAGAAAAAAGATTCGGAACTTTACTTAATCAAATGACAAGATTTAGAAATGTAATCAAAGCAGTAATGATTGATATTGGTGAAGGAATGGTTCCAGTACTTGCTAAATTTGTTGGTAACTTAGCTGATGCAATTGCAGGTTTTAGAGAATTTCATGACGTATTAAATACTGATGTTTTTATAAAAGCAGCTAAAACTTTTGGATTACTTACTTTAGCTTTAGGTGCTAGCAGAATTCCAGCTATTGCACTAGCTTTTAAAACTTTGGCGACAGCAATTGGTCTTGTTGGTTCATCTAGCTTAGTAGCAGCTAATGCAATTGCTATGCTTAAAGTCGCATTTGCACCTCTTCTAGTAGGTGGTGCAATATTTATAGCAATAGGAGTAATAGTAAAACTTTTTGCAAATATGACCGAGAATATAGCTGGAGCTAAAAGAAACTTGGATGACTTTAAAAAAGTTATGGAAGAAATAGCAATAGGAGCAGATGAAGTTGATATTTCAGATACGTTAGCTGAAGGTTTATTCGAAAACTTAGAAGAAGAAACACAGAATGCTTTTAAACAAGCTTTTGGTAGCAGAACAACAGAAGTCTTAAAAGAAATACTTGGTAATCAAAGTACCGAAGTTCTAGACAATGTTCGAGCACTTGTGAATGGATTGTCTTCAGTCATAGGTCAAAGTGCTTCTTACTTAGTAACCGATGAACAAGCGTCAGTAATGTTGCAAAATCAAGTTAAAGCTGCAAAAGAAAATCTAGAAGTTATAAAAGAAGAGTTTGGAGAGAATTCTAAAATTTTCAATATTAATAAACAGATAATTGAAGTTTTAGAAAAAAGAATAACAGCAGGTGGAAAGCTTACAACTGGAGATATGGAAATTCTTAATTTGTTGTTAACACAAGTAGATGCTTATGAGAAAATATTGTTTTTTCAAGATGCGATATTAGACGACAAGATGGAGGACATAAAACAAGAAGTACAAAAAGTTTTAGAACTTTCACAGCAGATGAAATTTTATAATTCTATCAAAAATGACAACAAAAAAATTCTAGAATTCGCTATAGCCAATGCTGCTAATAATGAAAAATTAGCTAAATTACTTGGGATATCAGCTGATGAGACACAAGAGATATTAGACAACACCAACGCTTTTTCTACCGTCCTTCAAAATGCTAATGACTTTGCTGCAGCTTTAAATAAACAACTCAAACCCCTTGAAACCTTGCAAGATTTAGAAGAGGCTAAAGACGCTCTCGCAGATGCTAGAAGAGACCAAGTTGCCCTTAATAAAGAAGAAGTTGAACTTAATGAGAAACTTACATCTTTAGAGAGGGAAATGCAAGACCTTGTGAAAAATGGAAAATTTTTAGCAGAAGATATTATTTCAATAAAAGAAGAAGAATTAGAACTAGCTGAGCTTATAGCTTTAGCAAACGGTGAAATAGAATTAAGTGCTCAAGAGCAGCTCAGATTAGCTAAAGAAGAACGAGAATTAGAAAGACTGGAAAGAGCAAATGCGCAAGGCTCTCTTTTTAAGGGAGACCTCCAAATTGCAGCTAAAAAAGAAGAAATTCAAGCCATCAAAACACGTGGTACTACTGAAGAAATGGTTTCTAAAAAAGAAGAAGAGCTTGCAAAATCAAAAGCAGATGCTCAAATTAGTGCTAATGAAAGAATTATTGAAATTCAAGAGGAGCAAGAAAAAGTTGTAGATAGGCTTGTTGATTTAGAAGAAGATAGAGAAGATGCTGCTAGAAAAGTAGAAAAAGCTCAAATAGATATTCTTAAAAAGACTAACGATACAATTTTGGCTTTTGGTAATCTTAATAATGAGAGTACAGAAGAACTTAGACAACTAGCCGAGGCTTTAGGTATGCCAGAAGCAGTAATAGATAGTATTTTAAAAAAAGTTTTAGCAACAACTTTAGCGATAGAAGCAATGCCAGTTTTTTCGGTTCCTCAACTAGCAGCTGATATGGCTTCTCTTCAAGGGTCAACAGGAAATACACAAGTTGCACGAGCAAGTGGTGGACCAGTAAGAATAGGTCAAAGAGGACTTGTCGGAGAAAATGGTCCAGAGTTGATAAAGCCAATGCCTAACGGTGTAATGATTAAACCTCTAGCTGGAGGACAAGCAGGAGGAGTAACTCAGAATGTAAGTCTTAATATTACTGGACTTCCTACTGACCCAATTGCTGCTAGAAAGATTGCGCAAAATATTCAAAGAGAATTAAACAAACTTAAAGGTGATGGAAGAAGCGGAATAGTAAGATGAGTTCACGAAATTTAAAAAGAGTTATTTATGGTAGAATGTTAAAAGGAGAAGATATAAATTTTCTTATTGCTCCTTTAACTCCAAAACTAAAATACGAAGTACTTTTATATATAGAAAAGAAACAAAATGATTGATAATAAAGAAAAACAATACTTAAAAGCTTGTAAATCAGATTTTAAATGCGGTAATTATTTTTATGGACCTAAATATCAGTACTGTGAAATATGTAGAGCAAAGGATATGTGCTAATGGCTAATACTTTTACAGTAGGTAGATTAAGTTTTACTTCTCCCAGAGCTTTAGCAGAGTCTTCTATTCCATCTGATGGTAAAAACTCTTTAGAAAGAAATATTTCTATCAACGGTACTTTAGTTGCTGATTCTCTAGCTGATGCTAAAAATATAAGAGATGAACTTATTTCTTTAAGTAACTCAAACTTAATAGTCCCTTTTACTTATGAAGGAGACTCAACTTATGGAGGTTATTGCCAAGTAGATGCAGCAGATGTAAATACTAGTCATCTTTTTGGCAATGGTCTCTTTAAATACAGCCTAAACCTTAGAATTAAAGGTAGAGCTGGTGAAACAAGTTTCGAATCAAACCTAACAGGGAGTTTGCTTGTAAATGCTCATAGCTATTCATCAAGCAATACTTATGGACCTACACACGCTTTACCAGTAAATGCTTATAATTATGCTCACTCAGAGGCTCCTACAACTCATTCAAGAGCTTCAAACAACGGAACTGTTTATCTATTTATAGACCAAAATCTAAGGGATGCTCAAGCAAATTGGCAAGTGGCACCAGAGAATTATTATAAAGGTGCAGCTCAAATAACAGTTGACAACTATGTAAAAAATGGATACTTAACTAAAGATAATCCAAATGCTGTTGTTTTAGATAATGGAATAATTCAAGTTACCTCTGGAAGTGTTTTAAATGAATCAAGACTAAATTTGAAGTTTTATGATAACGGAGAATTTGTATCGGAAAGAGAAGTTTCTTTTTCAATGGGTGCAGGTTTTACTGAATGGAATACTTGGAAGTCAGTTCAGATACTTAGAAATGATGCAGAAGAAGCCTCTGTTAGATTAGTCACATATTCTGAAGATGCTGGTGATGGTAAATTAACTTTAGACTTAACAGTAAAAAGAGGTATGCATCACGTATCTTTTGTTGCCACACAAAGTGGTACTTCAAGTCGTTCAGCTGCTTCTAGAATAAATTGTAAATTAGAAACTGCTAATACAGTAACAACAAACTCTGTTGGTTATACAGAGACAGCATCTGATTCAGATGGACAAAAGTTTTTTGTAAAGTCACCACAAGGAGCAACAGCGAGCGCAAGTGATAAAAACCTTCATATAGCATCAGCGCAATTTAAAGGTATCTTAGGATATATCTATGGTACAGACGCTTTTGATGGTGAAGATGCAATATTCGAACAATATATGGAGTCAACTTACGAACAAGTGAGATTAGTGAGAAGCTAATGGCCATAACAGAAAGGTTGATGGGCGCAGGCAACTTTGGAGTAACTTTCCTTCAAGACCAAACGCCATCAGAAGTAATAGACACAATTCAAGAATGGGGACATATTGTTGTTACTCCTCAAGAAATGAACCCAGCACTTTTTGATGACAATGCTATTCTCGCTGCAGCCAGATACACAGGTATTGTTTTATCTAAAACTTTAGAAGAGGGTGTTGTCCAAGTTTCTGGAAGTGGATTACAACTTTATCTTGGTGATGACCGTGGTAAAGGTATGGTTATTGCAGAAGATAAAAATGTTGGAAACTTAAGGTCATACACTGACTTACCCCTTTCTAGCGTTCTGTTTCAATCGTCAACTCCTTATGGAATTATGCGCAATCAAGCTGGTAGTTTACAAGCCATCACTCAAGGAACTATTTATGATGGTTCTTCTACTTACACAGGTACACACTTTGTTGAAACTTCTTTACATGCATTAAAACATATTTGTGAAGATTTGGGTTATGAGTTTAGAGTTAACCAAGACGCAACAATAGACGCAGGTCCAGCATCAAATCTTTTTACTGGTGTTAATACAGACCCAACAACCGTAGTTGTTAAAACAGGTTATGGAGATGACCCAACTTATCAAGGAATAAGTCCTACAGGAGCTAGAACGGAGTTTAATGCTGCAGATTATGTAACAAAAGTTGACTTTATTGCTGAGATAGGTGCTTTTAACGACCCTACAGATTTTGAAGGAGAAGCTTCTAAGAGTGATGGAGATATTCCTTATTACGATATTCACGGCAATAAACTTTCAAGAACAGGCCTAGTCTCTGTTCCAGATATGGATAGTGATAAACTCGACGACCAAGCTGGACTTATGCTCACTGAATTATCTAAAATTAAAAAAGTTCTTAACCTTGACCTTGAACAATATGAAGTAACTGGAGACTTAAAAGTTGGTGACTTTATATTTGCTTTTGACCCATTTATAGGATTCGCAGACAACTCAACAGATGCTGCTGCAGAATCAAGAGATATGTATGAGATTAGCTTTAGGGGACAACAGATAAATCCAGTCAAAGTAAGAGTTGTTGGATTAAGCTTTCCTATTGCTTCTGGAATGGGTGTTTATTTTAGAAAGTTTGATGGAACAAATGTTACTTATACTGATTTAACACCTTATGTTTCTTTCGAAAGTGGAGACACACAAGTAGAATTAGGTGACGTTCTAAGAGATATATCGGATGACTTACGATTTAATGAATATTCGATAGCTGCTAGAACAGCATCAGCCAAGTCTATACCAGACCTACCAAGTACTCCTACTTTGCAATCTGGTACTTACCAAGATGGTACAGGTGAATCCAAAGGATTTATTCGTATTGTCTTTTCGAAACCATCCAACATTGATGGCTCAAATATAGTTGACGGAAGTCACTATAGAGTTAGATATCGCATATCGGATGGATTATCCACAAGTGGCGGCACCTCGGCGAATGAATATACCTTTAAGGATTTTCCTTTTACGGGGTCTTCCACTGAAAGCTTGGTCATATCAGACCTAACAGTTGGTAAAGCTTATAGAGTTGGTGTAGCAGCGGTAGATACATCTGGTTTCAGAAAAAAAGATGACTATACAGCTACTGGTGTTGATATATATACAGATACACCATCGGTAAATCCAAACTTTACAACGAATGCAATTATTGAAATAGATAGAGATGGACAAGCACCTTCAAAGCCAAAACAGGCACAATCTATTGCAGCTGGCCCACTTAGAGTTCAGCTTACACATTATTTAGGAAAAGAAGGAACAGACGGAAGTGGTAATCCTTTTGGAGACTTTACTTTAGAAGGTGATGTTGACCATTTAGATATACATGCAGTAACTCAATCTGGTAATACTGCTTCTTTCACAACAAACACAGCTAACAAAATTGGCGAGATAAGAGTTACTTCTGGAAATATACTTCAACAGATACCAGTTATAGGAACTATGGAGCTAGAAGATTCCCAAGACTACTACTTTAGAATAGTAGCTGTTGACAAGTCTGGTAATGCTTCTAATCCATCAGATGGACAAGCTGCTTTAGCAAATCTTATAGCAGAAGCAAATATATCAGATGCAACTATAACAACAGCAAAAATTGGTGATGCAGCTATAACTAATGCTAAGATTGCAGATGCAACAATAACTACAGCAAAAATAAATGATTTATCAGCAGATAAAATAACTTCTGGAATTATTACTGGTGGAGAAATAACAGTAGGAACTTCAACTAATACAAACGGTTTTATAAAATCACATAACTACTCATCTGGTTCTGCTGGATGGATAATTAAACCAGATGGTACAGCAGAGTTTCAGAACGCTACCATTAGAGGAAGCTTGGATGCAGGAGATATAACCTCTGGAACACTTTCTGTTAATAGATTAGATTTAACACAAATATTGACTGTAGGAGAAGCAGCAGGAGATGTTAACTCTGGTTCAACAACAATAGATGGTGACAATATTACGACAGGAACTATTACTGCTACACAAATAGACTCAAATACGATAACAACTAACGAACTAAACTTTACTCCTTTTGCTGATGGAGATGATTTAACAGCAGGAACCCTTGGAGGCATTTCAATAAATGCAGCAAATATACAAGCAAACTATTCAGCGGGTTCTGCAGGATTTCTAATTGAATCAGATGGAGACGCATTCTTCAATAGTGTTACTGTAAATAATCCAATTATTACTTTAGGAACTCAATCCAGTGGAACACCAACTTCTGCATCAAGTAGTGCAATAAAAATAGGTACATCAGTTATGTTTGAACAAAGCAATAAGTTAAAAGTTACTAAACCTTTTGTTGTTTTACCAGATGGAAGTGAATCCGCACCATCTTTAACTATATCTGGGGATTATGATGAGTTAGGTTTTTTTGTAACTAACACAACATCAGAAGGTGGATATTCTACATTTTCAGCTTCTAATGGTACTGATGATATATTTGCTTTTAACACA